TATCGGTGCCTGAAAAGCCCATTTCCATCCGCATGGCGTGCGGTGCAGTCCACCCAAACCGCATATAATCGCCAAGGTCATACCCGGCCAAGGCCACCACATAGCTATCGCTTGACGGCGCGCCAAAGATGCCATTCGCACCGCTGGCAAGGCTGTTGATCAGTTCGGCGGTATCAACGGGGATCTTGCCTTCAACGAATGCGCCGCCGGTCCGCTTGACCGATGGTTGCGGGGTTTGTGCCGCTTCCATCACGTCCTGAATGGCGTTGATGGCCACATACTTCAGGTTTTGCTTTGTCAGATCGGCAAAGGCTTGGATTTGAGCGGTAAAGGTCTTTGCCAAAGCCTATTCCTTCGCAACCTGCACCCTGTAAATCGCCACGCAACGGCAACCGATTGAGTGCTTCGCCCCACCCGCTGGATCGTGCGGGTGTTTCATTTGCGCATCGGGAAAGTTGAACGTCTCGCCCACTTGGATAACCGTGCCATCCATCGCCAAGTGATCCGGGCGGGGGAACTCGGAAAGGTTGTGCTGCCAACGGCATGACACGCTTTCCACGTCATCCCGATCCAGCACCTGCCGATAGCCTTCTTCACGCCCCGCCGCCTGTGCGGTAAACGCCTCATTCTTGGCAATCATCTTGCCGCGATAACCCAAAGCCTTGGCCTTGTGCGCTTCAATGATCCGATCCGCATCGGCAACCGATAGCTTGCCACCATCGGCAATCGCGCGGTTGATCATCGCGTCATAGGTCTTGTTGCGCAGTTTGAGGTCCAGATATTCCCGCATCAAGGCAGGATCGCCGGAAAGCAGCTTGGCCCGCCCGGTGATGATGCTGTCTGTCTGTTGCGACGTAAGCCCCAGAAAGCCGCCTGTGCGCTTGCCTGCAACCATTCGCCCCGTCAGGTCGCGGGCGATGACTTGCGCGCCCCTGCCCTCTGCCATGGCCGTTGTGATGACATTGCGCGCCATTGCGAGTGTGTCGTCTTGGATGCCTTGGATCAGATCACCGCCAACGGCCTTGATCCATGCCTCTGCCCGCCAGTGCCGCCCGTTGAACCCAAACGATCCTTGGATCATCTTGGGCAGGGTTGGCGCGACCAGTGAGCCGCCAGCGATATATGCCCCCCGGATCGCATCATCCAGCGGAAACAGCATGGCTTGGTTGATCCGAAGCAGTTGCACCGCCCGTTCAACATCGCCACGCTTTAGCGCCTCGATCAATGCGCCCGTGTCGATTGCGCCCCGCGCCGCTGCGATTGCATCCAGAAAGGCGCGCTCGATCTGCGGTTCTAGGCGCTTCACCAGATCGGCAATTTGGCGCTGTTGCGAGATGGTAGGACGCGCCATATCAGGCCAGAAGGTATTTGATGCATGCGGCGACGATCACGATGTAGCGCACGGCACGCATTGCAAGCCCTGCCCCGCGCCCAATCACATCGCCCCATTTGCTGGCGTTCATATGTTCACCCATGCGAAAAGACCCCGCATAGCGGGGCGTTGGTTCAGATTGTCAGGATTGTCAGGTGTCGCGCGCCCGCTCGGCCTCTGCCTTGCCCATCGCAAACGCCACCGCCATTGCCGCATCCCATGCCGCGAATAACTCAGGCCGCATCATCGCCACCAATGCCGCAAGGTCATTGCGACCGGCTGCGATATGGGCGGTGATCAGGTAGGCTTGGGCGGGGGAAGTGGTTTCGATTATTTCACCAGCCCCAATGTGTAAAGCAGATCAATGCCACCATGCCACAAGCGATCAACGCTTTCAATCTCGCGCCAAGTGCCTTGCACAAGCACCTGATCAGCCTTTTCCGGCACAACGCCAATGGCCGAAACCATAAGCGTTTCGCGGGTGACGCCGATCAACGTGCCGCCAGTATCTCGCACCCGCTCGCTGTCTGGCACGGCGTAAATCGTGAAGTCGCGCGGTGAACCGACTGGCGTGGTGTCGAATGGCGTGGTTGGCCCGGTCAAGGGCGGCTTGCGCAAGGTCATTGCAATGCCAACGTCTGCGATTGCGGCTGCGACTTCGGCTGCTACGGATTGCCAGTTTTCAGGCATTACACCACCACGATTGATGTCACGCCAAACGACAAGAACGGATCAAGCAAAGCGTCAATCGCTGGTGACGTTGGCAACATGGCGTCACCACTGAATTCAGATCCGCTCTTGCCGATAGGCGTCCACGAGATCGACCCGACCTTGGTCAGCACCTTGGCCTGCGACGGCGTGAATGTGGTTGCCCAAAAGCCCGGCGACGCCAGATCAAGCGATGCGGCGATATAGGTTGCCTCGATCACTTCGGGCAGCGTGCCGTCATAACCCGGCATGAAGCGCAGCACGTAGCGGGTGCGGATGTAATCCGACGCCCGCACCAGTGCGGCGGTTGCTACAGGGTCAGTTGCAATTGTGGGTGCGGTGTTGCCACGCAATGCAGCATAGGCGCGCCAGTCGATCAGAGTGCCATACATGCGCCGCCCCTCGTTTTGGTGGCAGGGCCATTATAGCCCTGCCGAGTTGTCACTTCTTGGCTTTCACCAGCCACCCGGCGGCAATCCATTCTGCAACGCCTGCGTTTTTCGCAAGCGCGTCCGGGATCGAAACCGCATCGCCTTTGGCGATTTGAGTGCCATCCGGCAGGATCAAAATGCCGGGATATGTGCTGGCAAACATGGCTTAGATGCCGGTCCGATAGCGCATGGTGACGGGCTTGCGGATGTTCAGTGCCGAGAACCGGAACATGCCCAGCGTCTTGACCTTGAAGTTGAACATCTGCGGCGGGATGAATTGCAGCGGCATAGGCATATGCAGCTTCAACGCATCGGGCGCGCGCTTGTAGACCACAGCCTTGTTGGTCAGGCGGTAATCGCTCTCGATGGTGATCGGCTTGCCCATCAGCTTCGAGAGTGCGCTTTGCAGGTATTGCTCAACAGTCGCAGCACCTTCAACGCCGTAGGCCTTGGTCACGATCAAGGCGTGCTGTGCAATCGGCAATACCAAGGTATCGGCGGTTTCCATGCCCAGCGAAGCGGTGCGCACGGCGGTGAAGTCGTCAACAACCTGCTGCACGATCTGCGCCGAAGTTGCCACGTTCCAAGCGGTGCCAGCGGCGGTCGAGGTGATGCCGGTCGTATTGAAAAGACCTTCAACGCCGATACCGGTATCGCCAACGAATGCCACGTCGTCAACAAGGCGCTCGTAAGCCATGCGGGCGGCGTCCAGTTCGTCAGTCGAAAGACTGATACCAAGCTGCGAAGCCGCGCCGATTTCTTCCAGCGACCATTGCGCCCCGATGCCAGCCGTCATGACGGTCTGTTCAAACTTCGACATCGTGGTGTTGGCGTACGGAATATCATCGCCCGAAGCGTTGATAAACTTGGCCTTGCCCACGCTGTCGCGCGTGAAGAACGTCACCGATGCGGCATAAGGATTGGCGCTGGTGTCAACCGGGATCATCCGAGCGTATTTGAACTCGGGATAAGGCCGGTTGAGAACCTCGGTTTCGAGGTGAGTGCGCTGCGACAACACAAAACCGAGTGCGGCGGGCGCGTCCATAATCATCATCGTCATTGGATCAGGCCCCCTTAGCCCAGATATACGCGCACAAGGACACCAATGCCCCCGGACGTCTCAAACTTGGCCCCGGCGATGGTCGTGGCCAGACCTGCACCGATAACGCCAGTCGCGGCGGTAAAGGTCACAGGATCGGCGGGCGTGACGGCGGTCGAAGCCGTGACCCAGATCGTGCCCTTGCGAAGCAGGCCAGCAACCTCACCAACGGCGAAGTTATCAGCCGCGCGCGACTTGTCAGCAACCGCGATGCCCTCGAAACCAGTGCCGCCAAGGCGTGCAGTGCCGTCGGTTGCGCCACGACCAGCCGCCAAGCCAAAGGCGATAGCGCCCGTGGTGACGATCTTGGATGCCACGTCCTGAACGGTTTGGCTTTCGGCAATCATGCCCGCATAAGCGGCGGCAGGGCTTGCGGTGTAAGTCCCGATGTAATCAGTAATCGGCATGGCTTATGCCCCCTTCTTTTCTTGTTTCCAAGCATTTGCGAGATCGGCGTCGCGCGCGGTGTAGACCGCATGCAGGCCAGTGGCGGGCTTTGTAGTGACCAGCTTTGCCACCGGATCGCCGATTGCAGCATCTTCTGCCAGCATATCAAAGCGCGCCTCGATATAGGCCTCACTCTTGTCTGCAACGGCGGCATCGCCAAGCGCTGCAACAACAGCAGCCTTGCGAATATCGGCGTCCGACATGCCCTTGGTGTCGAGGTCTTTGGCAACAGCCTTGGCCTTGCCCACCAGATCGACACGCGATGCAACGCGGGCGTCAAGATCGGCATCGGAAAGCTTTTCAGCTTTCAGCTTGGCGATTTCCGCATCCTTGGCCGCAAGCACGCCGTCTTTTGCATCAAGCGCTGCCTTGTGAGCAACACTTGCATCGGCAATCTCGGCATCCTTGGTGGCGATGGTCTTGGTCAGCTTTTCGATAGCGGTTGCGCCTGCATCGGTCGTCTCGACCTGCAAGCCATCCACCACGATTTTCCGCAGAGTGTCAGCCATTTGGCTTCCTTTCATATCTGCTTGTGGGATAGGGCTTGCGCCCCAATGATCCGCATCACCGATGCGAAGGTTCGATCCACCGCGCGCCCGGTCCACAAGCGCGAGATGGTTAATCTTGATAGGCCCGGTCTGAACCGCCTGATATGGCGTGCCGTCCGGTGCAACGCCGTCTTGCATGGCAATCGGCGTGGTGTAGCCCATGCTGATTTCGCGGGTGCCGTCATTGACCGCCCGGATCGCAGCGGCGTCCATCATCTTGATCGGCACGCGGATGAATTCACCATCGCGGGCGATGTCTTCGCCGATGTCGCCAATGGCATAGGTTTTCCAGTTGTCGGCAGTGACCATCTCAGGCGGGTGCCCAAGCGTGACGGGCTTTCCGGCAAAGGTCGCCATACTGTCTTTCGAGAACACGGCGCTTTCCGGCCGGAAAACCGTCACGGTGTCGCCCACCATGCCAAGCTCGGATGCCAGGTATGTCTGGCAACCAGTGCGGGCGCAAAGCACGTCCGCCACCAGATAACCGTCTGCCGTGATGCGGGTGCCTGACAGGCTTGTTGCATCGGTGAATTGCATGGTCATTCCTCTTTCACCCCGGAAAGCCAATCTTCTTTGACCTCTGCGAAAATCTCAGGGCCAAGGTCGATCTTGCCGCGATACGGCTCAATCTCGCCAATATCAGGCGATTCCGGGTCATAGCTGATGGTGATGTGGGGCTGATATTCTGGATGATCCCAAGTCGCGCCCGCGTTCTTGATTTCCTCATGCCGCCAAGACAGTTCAGAGGCGTTGAACAACAGCACGCGCGCATCGCCAAAGCGTTCAATGATACGCGCGCCACCCTCTGACACTTCCACATTTGACGACCAGCTTTGACCGACTTTCATCCAATCCACAGGCTTGCGGCTGAATGCGATGGTCACATGCAAATCATCGGCTGGCAGGGTGGTCTTGAACCCCTGATCCTTGGCCCAAGCGATGATGTCCGCGCCATTCAGCACCTTGCGATGCACGTAAAGCGTCATTGGTGCGGCGTCGTTCGCCTCAACAGCCTCTTTCGCCTTCACGGGCGGCACAATCGCATTGGCCTCGTCTTCGCCGTCGTCACCCGTGCCGGTGAATTCATCCACCGCCGCCTCAAGGCCGGGGAACGCGCCGCATTCGGTCAAGCCGTTCACCGCAGCCCGTGCGATAGCCTCAGGGTCGATCACGCCAAGGTTGTTCAGCTTTTCCAGTGCGGTCATAAGCAAGCCGCCATTTTCGGCCCGCTCTTTTGCAGTCGGTTGCCACAACGGACGCCAATTGTAATGCAGATCATCCGGGCGGTTGCCCAAGGCCGACATGATCAGGCATTCGTCAAGCACGGCTAACGCAGGCTGCATGTGCAGAGCCTGCTCAACCTTCACACGGTCGTAATAGTTGCGTTGATCCCCTTCGCCAGTGGCATTCATGCCAGCGGGTGACATGCCGAAAAGCAGGGTCATCGGGATGCCAGATGCGGCACTTGCAAGCTGCATGGCCCGGTCAATGATGTCTGGCAAGCCGCCGAATGACGCGCTCTTTTGCTCGTATTCCTCTGCCGCATCCAAAAGCAACATGCCGTTGATGCCCTTGGCCGTTGCGGCAAGGGTGGCGCGGCGAATGACTTCCTCGGAATATGCATTGCCCCGCTTTTGCAGGTCTTGCATGAAGTTCGGGATCTTCAGAACGTCAACCTTGGCCTCATAGGTCAAGGAAACCGTGTTGTTCATCACCTCGTCAACGCGCTTGAGCGGGTCGATCATCCCCGGCATGACACTATCGCCATAGCCTGTTTCAGCTTCATACCCGGTTCTGGTTGGCGCGATGCCGTGGAAGATCGCAACACGCGACGGATGCACGCGGGTGCCCGTCTTGGTGCCAGTCGATAGCGTCCAGTATTCGGGCTTGCTAAAATCCAGCGATGTCGGATCGCGCACCAATGGCCCGGATGTCAGATCATTGATGTTCAGGACAGTGAGGTATTTGAAGCCGCCCTTTTTCATCATGCGCGGGTTGATCGGCATGGCCGGGTTGGTTGAACCATCGCCAATAAACAGCGCAGCACCACCGAAAAGGCGCGCCATGCAACGCGCTTCCAATACCTTGCCACGGATGTTCAGGCGGGTTTCTTCTGCCTCAATCGCGGAAATATCGGCGCTTTCCGCCTGCCATTCCCGCCATTCCCGGCATGCATCCTCTGCAGGCAAGTCGATTGCGCGCCGGATCAGGGCCGATGATTTG